ATGGCACAAAAAAAGCTATTTCGTGATGCAAAATCACTCATTGAGGGCTACGAACTGACAGCTAAGCGTGGTACTCGAAAGGTCTATCTCATAGGCAGACCTTTGAAGTCTGGCAATGTTGCTCTGTTGCGCTATGTCAGCAGGGGTAGCGGTTCTGAGCGTGTGCGAGAGCGTATTAGTACAGGAGTGATCCTTGAAGTTGAGACAGATATGATCGTCAAGAGAAACAATGAGGAAAAGGTAAGGCTCCAGCGTGTCACATGCGATATGGTCAATTCTGACTTAGAAAGGACTGAGTCTAATTTCGCTCCATCTCCTAAGAATAGGGTGCAGGTAGTTGATTATATTCTGAAAGTTGGCGAGAGGGCATTATCAGAGACAGGGAACCGTCACAGTATCTATGCAACCATGCAGTCACTTGCAAACCATATCGAGGTTTATGCAGGTGCCGGTGTCACGTTCAAGGATGTGGACAAGAAGTGGATCTTGGGTTTTATATACTATCTAAAGAACAATGCTTTAAACCAGAACTTTCAGAGGGCAAAAGATGAAGCTAACAGAAAGAAAGTACCTATTTCACAGAATACTCAGCATAGGCTTATCGTGAATCTTAACTATGTGATGAATGCGGCTGTAAGGGATGGTGTTATACGTTCTAACCCAATGAAGGAATTGTCTAAAAGGGAAAAGGTGGCAGAAAAGAAGGGAACTCGAGAATACCTTAGTAAAGAAGAAATAGAAAGATTGATGGCCACACCTTTCACGCATAGTCGGTATAATATCAAAGAGGCTTTTCTATTCTCATGCTTTACGGGATTACGATATTCTGATCTATGTATGATAAGGCGAGCCGATTTCCACCGTGATGATCTTGGCGCATATCTTCGAATAAAGATGGTTAAGACACATGAACCGTTGAAAATCTATGTTCCGGATGTAGCATTGAGACTGTTGCCAAGTACGGAGGATGAGAATACACCTTTGCTCAATCTTCCTAAAAATGACTATGCTAATCAGGCTCTTCGTAGATGGCTTGAAGATGCAAAGATAACTGGTAAAAAGATAACTTTTCATTGTGGGCGGCATAGTGCGGCCACATTGTTATTAAGTGCAGGGTTGCCGTTGGCTGTTGTTGGTAAGCAACTGGGGCACCTCAAAGCCTCCACAACTGAGATCTATGCAAAATTGGTAGATGAGGCTCAAAGAAGTGCCGCTGCAAAAATGGACGAACTATTCTGATATTTGCGTATGAGAGATTTGTCAACAGATAAAGAATGCGTATTGCAAGAATTGAGGACGCTGCTCAATAGATATGGCTATGACATCATAGATCAACGTGTTTTTCAGCGTCTTGACTGCATATTTCTTGGCTATGCTCTTAGATATACAGACGATGATCATTCATACGATATAGAATTGGCTGAGCTGGTGGATATACTGAGAAAGCCTGGGAGTATTGATGTTGTGGCTCCTACTTCCAAAATGACTATTTGTAGTGATCGTCTAAAGTCTGCATTGTTGAGACAATTGGAAAAACTATATCGGTGTTTTCGTGGCGGGGATGATGAATTGTTCGATATTGAGAGTGCAGTCTATGATATCATAAACATGCAACTCAGTGAAAAGGACTTGCAGGCTCAAAAGGAGCAGATTCTTAGAAACCTGAATATCGATGCAAACAACTCGCAATATAAGGCTGTATCTGATGCTCTCGACCAGTTAAAGGCCATTAGAGATGTGGATGATGCGGAAGAAAAGCGTATTCAAGCAAAGAACCTTGTAGAACTCATAGAAAAGATCAAGTTCCAAGATGATTTAAAAATGATTAGGCAATCAGCCAAGTCAGATGAACGTTTCTATAAGCCGAAACTGCCTGCAAGAAGATTGGGATTCCAGCTCTCGTATGTCTATAGTCTATTGAAGTCCTATGGCGTTTTTGGCGAGAAACTGACCCGCAAGGATTTGTGTTTCTTATATGACTATCTGACTATATTGGGCCAGGTTGAAGAATATGCTATGTATGAATATTGCGGTGATGCAATTAAAGATAAAGCAGACACAATCCGCGACTGGATGAAGGCATACAAGAGGATGGATCATTGATAAGGGGAAATTTTTAATTATTCTCCTTGCTTTTTCCTCTTTCTTTCCTTAGCTTTCAATGTACTTTTGTGGCGTTAATTATTCAAAAGTACATTGATATGATACAAAAAGAATTCCTTACAACGAAAGAAGCTGCCACCTATTTGGGCATGGCACTGAGTTATCTGTACAAGATGACATCTAGAAAGAGTATTCCCTTCTATACACCAACGGGAAAGAAAATCTATTTCAAGAAATCTGAGCTTGACGAATGGATGAATAGCAGTCGTGTTGCAACCAATGAAGAAGTTGAAAGCATGGCTCAATCCTCATTAGTAGGATCCTGATCGTGTTGGCCATCATAATTGTACGACTATGGCAAAGGGGAAGTCGTTTCTAATATATATTGATATCAGAAAAAACCTTGAATTGCTTTCCGATGAAGAAGCTGGGAAAGTGTTCAAGGCTATAGTAGAGTATGTTGATATCGGTAAGTTGCCTCAGTTTGACGATAGGTCTTTGCAGGTTTTCTTTAATACCATTATGGATCAGATAGACCGTGATAGAGAGAAGTATGAAAAGAAATGCGGTGCTAATAGAGAGAATCAGCAAAAACGATGGAAAAGAATAAGAGAAATGGAGTCTCATTTCAATACGAACGTATACGACCGTATACAATCGTATACGAACGTTACTGATAATGATAATGATACTGATAATGATACTGATAATGATATAAAAAAGAGAAAGAGTAAAAGAGAAAACACCCCCTGCGGCTCTCTCTCTGATAATTTTATGATATGGTATAACGAGCAAATCCAATTTACGGAATTGCCAAGAATAACCAAGATGACAGCAAAAAGAGAGGCGGCATTGAAAGATATTATAGATGAGTTTGGCAGAGAAGCCATAGCCTCTGTTATGTCGAAGGTATCAACTTCAGATTATTTGTGTGGTAATACATCCAAGAGGTTTAAGGCTAATTTCGATTGGATTTTTAGGCGTGACAATTTCTTGAAGATCAAAGAAGGTAACTATGATGATTGAAACTATATGGATATGGGCAAAATAGTGCTTAAAACGATGCTGACATTAAGAAATATGTGTCGGGCTTAACTTTGACAGATGTAGAAGTCAAAAGTACAGATGTAAGTATTACCATCACTTTTCAAACCGATACCCAGATTCCAATAATGTATCTGAAACATATTGTAAGGCTTATACCATGTACAAGGCAATTTAATATGGGGGTGAAGGATGGCAAACTGTTTATGAAAATATGGTTGAAGATAGATGAAGGAGATATTGACTATGGCAAACCCCAAATTTAACTATGATAATCCAGACTTCTATGATGCGATATATACACTTGCATCAAGAGGCTGTACAGATTCTGAGATAGCCAATGGCATGGAAATGCTATCAGGTGAAGCCAGAAGCAGCTATCCAAATGATGTATGGCCGGACTTTCCTAAACTGTCACCTGAGACTTTCTCCCGTATGAAAAATGGAAAATATAAGAAATGGTCAGATGAACAGAATGCCGTGCGCTCAGAGCGTATAGGTCAAGTCTTAGCGCGTGCGCGTGATAAAATTAATATCGCTATCCGTGGAACTCTCATAGAGATGGCTCTTGGCAAAATAAAGACCACCTCTATTACATACCATAAAATCAGAAAGAAGTGTGAATGCAAGGGCAAAGATAATACCTGCCCTCAATGCGGTGGTACTGGCTGGGATGACTTATCAGATAGGCAAATTGTTGAAGAGCGTGAGCAGACAGTTACCCCATCACTACAGCTGCTGACAACCTGGCTCCATCATCATGACCCCGAATGGCGACGCATAGACCTTCTGAGACATTCAGAAGACAACGAAGATGATTTGCAGATTACTGGCATAGACATCAACGTGGTATATAGCAGCAAAAAGGATTTGGAACTCCAAGAAAATAATCAGATACAAACTAAAAAAAAATATGGAAAAAGTATTAAAGAACAGCAGCGAGATTGAAGGTCTGAATTGTCAGACGGTGTTTATTGGCGGTGAGTGTTATATCATTGAGAACCCAACCGCGAAGAATGTGCAGGAAGCCTGCATGTGTGTCTCTCAGATGCACTATGAAGGTGAAGCTACGGGTGTAGTGCAGATGATGGGTGATGCGACCTTGCTTGCAGAAGGGCTGTCGTGGCTCATCAAAGGCGATGCGTCATTGAAAGAGACGCTTTCAGATAGTCCACTTCAAGAACTAATTGAAGCATGGGCTATAGCAACTAAACTGATGCTCCAGCCAAATGGAATATTGTTTACGGGCGAATTGGTGAGATTTGCCAAATCTATAATTCAAAAATCACAAGAATCATGAACAAAGCAGAAAAGTTAGTTAGCAGCGAAGCCGTGGGCGCAAACATCCAGTTCGTTGAGGTGAATGGCACTATGTACCCCGTTAAGCCTCCAACCATCAACCGTGTGGCAGGTGCCGTCGCCTGTCTGAGCGGTCTTGCACTCAACGACGGCAAGACAATACGAGATGTGTTGAATATCCAGGAGAATGCAAGGGAATATGCCCGTGCGCTCTCTTTCCTTATACAAGAGGACTACGAACTTACCGATGAGCTTGCCAAAGGCACATACGATGAGGTAATAGAAGCCCTTGACACCGCCTTTGGCATGATTTCCCCACGGTCTTTTTCGATTGCTGCCAGCTTGACGAAGAGCGCAAGCGCGTTGGTAGCAAGAAGCTGCAGATAATATACCGTCATTGATTAATAATCGAAGCAAAAAATAACAAATATGCCCTTACTTTCATTCCAAGTACAAGCCGACTATGACAAGGTCATAAGGCTGAGAAGCGAGATAGAGAAATTGAAGTCGGAGATGAAGAGCGTTAATGCTGTCTTCGATGCTGATAGATTCAACTCCTATAACAAGCGATTAAAGGAAGCGACCACCGAATTTAATGCCCTTGTGGATAGTGCTGCAAAGGCTGGCGCCAAAGTGAATAGCAGCGTTCAGGCTATGAGCAGGACTGTTGACCTCTCCAACCCCACGAAAGAACTAAAGAAGTTTGACGGTCAAGTGGATGAACTCTGCAAGCACCTCAATGCCTATTTCGATTTTTTGAAAGGCAAATTGCAAGATACCCTTAACATGCTCAACGAAGTTGGCTCTATAGCTGACAAAGTCAATGTTGACGATAAGAACGTTGGTCATATAGAAGAGTTGAAACGTCAGAATGCCGAGTTGACTTCTGAGATACAACGTCAGATTGCAGCCTATGAGGAGCAACAGAGCCGATTCCAGGCACTTTCCGATGCGATACGGACGAATAACGTGCCAGCCTTGCAGCAGCTCGCAGAGCAGGAAGATGAAGCTTCCAAACGTCTGAAATTGGATGAGGCTCGCAACAGTCTGAAAGGTGTTACTGATGACATGAAGTCTCTTGCTGCACAGATGGCAGAAACACAAGGTGACGTGGAGCGATTGGAGAGCCTGCTTGACAGTCTAAAGAATAGTCATCTTGACGATGGCAACGCAATTAAAGACAGCCAGTACTTAGAGACTGAGCAGGCACTTGAATCTGCAAGAGAGAAGTTGGTCGGTATGAAAAAGGAATATAACGAAATGGCCATCCTTCAGAAGCAATATAGCGACCAAGTTCAGCAGACCAACGGACACCAAGAGAGATTGCGTACTCAGATAATGAACGCCCGTGAAGATATGGTGAAACTGATTGCAGCAGGTCAAGCGGGTACTCCCACCTTCAACGAGATTGTCAGCCAAACGGGTAAGATGCGAAGAGAGCTGGCACTTGCCAATGCCTACATGCAGTATTTTGCTGACCCTGACAGAAACCTTGCCACACTAAAGCAAAGCATGGAAGGAGCAGCTGGAGGCGCATCCCTGCTTGTAGGTGTTATGGGATTGTTCAATCAGAAGTCAGAAGAGATGGAAATGATCCAAACAAAGTTGCAATCTCTTTTGGGCATAATTGTCGGCCTTGAAACAACATACGCTGCCGTCAAAAAGACCAGCAATGTAATGATTGCCATTGGGCAGATTCAATCATGGGCTTCCGCAAAGGCAAAAGCAGCTGAGACTGTTGCTACTGAGGCTGGCACAGTTGCCACTATCAAGGCTACAACAGCACAAGCCATGTTCAACACCGTTGCAAAAGCGAACCCATATCTTGCCCTTCTATCCATCATCACATTGGTGGTAGGTGGCATTTATACTCTCGCAAAGGCATTAGGCTCTGAGACGGATGAGCAGAAGAAAGCAGCTGAGGCAGCAAAAGAACATGCAGAGGAAATCAGGAAGCAGCATGAAGCTTGGGCACATTCCGTTGCGAATAGTGCAGCCAAACAGATAATGTCCTACAAGAACCTTCAAAAGAAGTGGGAAGAGCTGGGCAATGACCTAAAGGCCAAAGAGAAATTCGTTACCGACAACAAAACAGCCTTCAACGACCTTGGCTTCTCTGTTGATAATGTCACTCAGGCCGAGAACCTGCTTATAAAGAATACCGATGCGGTTGTCAATGCCATCATGGCACGCGCCAAAGCTGCTGCATATGAGAAAGTGGCTACCGAAGAACTTGAAAGACAAATCCGCATTGAGCTGGAAAAAGGTACGGTTGCCAATGGTGCATACCGCAAGAACTTCAAAAAGGGTCAACGTCTTTCGCTCGATGAGGCTCGTGAACTTGAAAGTGAAAGTGGTATGTCCATTGTCGGTGCCAATAGCAAAGGTGCGACAAAAGGTGTGGCATTCTCTACTGATGTTGAGGTTGTCAATGCTGAGAAGTTGAATGAGGCATCGAAAAAAGCTGCTGAGAATCGTAGAAAGCGATATCTGGCCGACCGCACAAAGCGCATCCAGGAAAGCAAGGATAAGGTAAAACTCATCCAAGACAATGCAAGGCAGGAATATGAGGCTGAAAAGAATGCCATCCAACAGACTGGTGTCCCTCAGTTCATAACCTCATCACATGGCGGTAAACGTGGCAAAGGCACTACTGCAGATGATGTTGAAGAGAAAAAGACTGATGTTCTCTCCAAGCAGAAGCTCGCACAAGAGCGTGCAGCCAAAGACCTTGAATTTTCCACCCGTGAGGCTCAGATTAAGGCCATGCAGGACGGCACGGATAAAGTGCTGGCACAGATAGAGCTTGACCGCGAGAGAGAGGAAGAGGCCATCCGTCGCTCCTATGAGGACATGCGCCTGAAACGAATAGAGGAAGCCCGTAAGGTGTGGGAGGCTGACCCGAAGAACAAGGGCAAGAATTTCTACGACACCCAAGAGTACGCGCAGGCCAATACCAACACCCAAGAGGAAACGGACAACCGCGATGAGCGCATGAAAGCTGTCCTGGCTCAATACAACAAGAGCCTTGAAGAGCAACGCAGGCAGGAGGTGCAGGCTATGTATGACTACCTGCAAGAATATGGTACTCTTGAACAGAAAAGGCTTGCCATTGCCGAGAAATACGCAGAACTCATAAAAGAAGCCGAAGAAAGTGGAGATTTTGCCAAAGCGGAAGGATATAGACAACAGCAAAAGCAGGAAGAGTCCACCCTACAATTAGATAAGATAAAGGCTCAGATAGACTGGGAGGGATTGTTCAATAATCTCGGCCAGTATTCTGCTAAGTTTTTAACTGATATTCGTGGAAGACTGCAAGAACTTCTTAAAGACCCGAATATTTCCCCAGAGAACGCAAAGGTAATATCCGAAAAGATTGGTGAGATTGATAATGTTATTATCGAAAAAACCGAGAACACTTTTCATTGGATAAACGATTACCTTGCAGAGCAGGAAAGGTTACTGTCAGAAGCTAAATTAGCCGAAGATAACTATAAGAATGCTGTTGAGGAAGCAAATAGTGCTTTAGGAGAAAAGGAGTCAGCAAGACAGAACGTAGAAAAATTGCTGACTGACATGACAGGTATCAGTGCTGACAACATGAAAGGCATGGGTATCGACCTATCGAAATTAACCTCTAAGAATGGAGAAGAAATATTCAGCAAGCTAGGCTTTGATACAGCAAGTGAAAAAGGTAAAATCCTCAAAGAAGCTCTTGACAAGTTAGCAGCAGCAGAACTCAAAGCTGCAACGGCGGCAGGTAAGGCAGAAAAAGCAGAGGGCAAATATGTTACAGCACAGGCAAAGACAAAACAAACGACCGCCGAGAAAGTTGCTGGTGTATTAGGCGGCTTTAATGAGGATGTTCAGAAATATTTAGGTCCGTTATCAGGGATAGCGGATAAGTTAGGATTAGGCGAACTTTCAGAGAAACTTGAAAGTGGTATGAATGCAATGAACTCTGCTGCCGGAGCTGCCGCATCTTTTGCTAGTGGTGATTACCTCGGAGCTGCAATGCAAGGGATTGATGCTGTTAGCTCTTTTCTAGATATTTTTGGCGGTGGTGACGACGCAGCAGAAAAAGCCGAAAAAGAAAGAAAAGAGAAAGACCGTATCGCTAATCTGCTAGAAATAACAAATAGCAGAATTGAAAAGCTTAACGACACCCTCAAAGAGTCTTATGGTCTTAAAGCTATAGAGGTAGCAGAGAAGCAGAAAAGAGAATACGATGATTTATTCGGCTATTACGTTGAAGCAATAGGTAAAGCTGTACTAAATGGTATTGCAGGGCTCCATATGTTTATACGTGAAACTAACTCTGCTAATAGAGATGCTATAAAAAAGGTTGAAGAAATATTCGTTGGTGAGTCACCAGAAGAGGGCGCAAAGTATATCTATGAAAACATGGATAAGCCAGGTTTCTTTGACTTCTTGTACGAAACAGACTTATCAGCAGAAAAAATTGAAGAGATTATAAACTACATCAAAGAGTTAGGAAAGGCTTATGGAGAGTCGATAACTGTTGACGAGACCCTGTTGCAGCAACTTACCCAGACCTCGTATCAGCAAATAGAAGATAGCTACTTCAATATGCTTATGGATATGGAGGGTGATACCGAGGATTGGGCAAACAATATCGCTAAAATTATGGCTTCTGCTCTCATTAAGAATATGATTTTTGATGAAGCATGGCAGAAGAAACAGAAGAAATGGCTGCAAGACTATCAAGAAGCCGTAAAAACTGGAGATACCGTAAGGATGAACGACTTAAAGCAGCAGCAGAAAGAATGGGCGGAAGAAGATAGAAAGACAGCGCAGACCTATATGGAAGCCGTTGGTTATGATGAAAACGGCAAAGAGCAGAAAGCCAGTGCCAACGGCATAGAGAAGATTACCCACGAAGATGCAGGAGCCATCGAGGGCAGGTTGACGGCCACACAGATAGCCGTAGAGCAGGGCAACACGAAGAAAGATGCCATCTTAGCACAGGCGACGATGATGAACGTCACGATGAGTGATATTCGCTCCATTGCCACAACTCAGAGCGAGATAGCAGATGACACCCGTGACATATTGGCTAATTCCTATCTGGAACTTAGAGAGGCTAATGACCATTTGGGCAAGATAGAAAAGGCCGTGGGGAATATTCAGACGATTGCAGAAGATACGAAGAAGATAGTCGATGATAGGCTCTAAATGGTACTGCAAAGGTGACGAAATGTTAAAAATGACACTAAAGAACAAAAATGTTACCTTTTTGTTTGGTGGTTTGGAACAAAATTGTTACCTTTGCAGTGTTCATTAAAACAAGCGTTCTATGAAGTATTCAGAATTTTACCGACTGATTGAACAGCACGGCTGGACAATCAAAGGGGGCAAAGGACACTACAAATACGTACATCCCGACTACCCCTACTTCATACCAGTCGGCAGGCACAAGACGCAAGAGATACCGAAAGGCACTCTTGACAGCATGATGAAGGCTGCAGGTTTGAAGTGAACGTAAAGAGCTTCACGAGAGCTTCCCACCCCTTCGGGGGTGGGTTTAATGGACAAACGAAGTATAACCAAAAAGAGTAGGGACATGAACATTTTAACGGCAATCATCGAGAAGGCAAGTGACGGAGGCTACAGCATATATGCTGATGGTGGAATCCCCGTATATGGCAGCGGACTGACAGAAGATGAGGCTCGGAGTGAGTTTACTACATGTCTGAAAGAGCAGGCTGAGTACATGAAGGAGCGCGAGGGCAATTATCCTGCCTGGTATTCTGATGACCTTCAGATTGATTACCGTTACGACATGACAGCATTCTTCCTTGCATTCCCTTTCATCAACGTGACAGAGTTTGCTAAGAGCCTCAACATCAATCCATCTTTAATGCGTAAGTATAAGAGTGGACTTGCCAAGGCCGGAGAGAAGCAGAAAGATATGATTCAACATAAGTTTGACGATATAGTAGGCCGTCTGAGTGCCGTGAGGTTCTGAATCGGTCGCTTGTTTATGAACATTGCAAGGGGATGGCTAAATGTCACCCCCTCTTTTTGTGCGGTCATTGCCGTTACCAGCATCAAAAATGGCAGGTGGACATCTTATCCACTGCCATATAGAAATGCCGTCACGAGACTTGTATTTGCATGATTTTGCCATCTAATTTTATATCAGATTCTCTTTTTCTTTTCTATTGCAGTCAGTTGCCGTTGAATTCCTCTAAGAGAGTAATATACGGCACTATTCCGTTGGCCGTCCTTGTGTTTGCGGACGAATCCACACTGCACCCACTCATCAAGTAACTTCGGCTCATATCCGAGCTGCTGGAGGTATCTCTTCGCCTCACGCTGCTTCACCTTGTCATGATCGGGTGTAACCAATCTCCGATATTGAATTTGGCTATTATATGCAGCTTGCTCTACGATGTTCTGTAGTGTTGATAATTCAACTTCTGCCTTTTTATCTGTGCATCGTACTTTAATCTTCATCACGTTTAACCTGATATTCAAAGAACTGCTCGTTTTTATAGTCAGCGAAGAAGGTGCCAGTACCACCGATGTTACGGCCTTTGTCAATGATGACCTCAGTAACATGGTCGGGAATATCCTTGCGGTACTTATGCTGCCGTCCGTAGTAGTTCGGCCTGTAGAGCAAGAGGATGGTATCTGCTGCCTGCTCAATGCCACCGCCACCACGTATCATGGACTTGTCGGGGCGTAGGTCGCTGTTCTTATCTTGCGGTCTTTTGAACTGAACAACCAGCACGATGCAAACCTTCAGCTCCTTTGCGAGATTCTTCAACTCACGGCAAACACGCTCATAGAAGGATTCTTCACTCTCGTTTGCATCATGATAATATCCATATGCTTGCAGATAGTCTATCACAACCAGTTTTACATTGTGACATGTAATAAAGTCACGTAAGTCGTTCAGAAAGAGCGTATCGTCAATATATAGAGGTAAATGGTCTGTCTTTGATACTGCGTCATTGATGATTTGCAACTGTTCAGAGCTTCGATTCTCACTTAGGATGTCTTCATATGTAATTTCACCGAACATAGCTGCGATTTTTGCTGCAACTTGTTCAAAGGTATTGTCAAAGGTTATAATCATCGAAGGGAAATTGCTTTCTGCAGCTCTTGCAGCCAGATTGAAAGCAAAGGTGGTTTTGCCTATTGATGTATCACTACCCACAAGAATGAGGTCGGATATTCGCAGACCGCCCTTTCGGTCAAAGGAAGGAAAACCGGAGGGGATTGATATTGGGTCTATGCCTTTACGACGATTAACTGTTTTCATTAGAGCTGCATTGGCAGATTTGATGTCATGTGTACTCATATTGTTTTGCTTTTGTGGGTAGGTGGTTTGCCTACCCGTTACCTTTTACTCAGATTCTAATCGTGTTGTCTTTTATATACTTTAATGTCATTTGCTCGAATGCCGATATGCCGAACCATTTTTGTAAAGAATGCGAAATCCCCAACAAGTGAGGTACAAAGTCTTCGTCTAAATGTTCTTGAACGCTTGAACCGTCGTATGCATCAAGAGCGTCACCGATATGTCCCCATAATCTCTCGAGTTCATCAGCGAGTTCAATCCACATTCGCGTATTATTTGTCACTTCGATTTTCGTATCTTTGTTCATATAGATAGTTACTTTTGTGGGTAGGTGGTTAGCCTACCCGTTACCTTGTGTTAGATTGCTATTCTCACTAAGTTTGCCTTTTTGTAGCACCGCCAAGCCTGCTTTTCTGTGTCGAAATAGGTTTGAACAGTGTCATTTGGCTTACGTTCTGAACCGTTGGTCTGTGGCACGATGTTCGCTGCAAGTGTACCGAAAGCCTCACGGATGCTGCCATCTACCTTTTGAAAGTAGAAGCGCACAATCTTATTAGTCATTGCCTTACGCAGTTTGAAGTTAGCCCAGGCACATTTCAGAGCCTCAGCCATTGTGTACCCGTTGCGACGGACGAATTGCCACGCCATCAACATTACCTCTCTCATTTGGATTTTAATCTTTGTTGCCATAATTACTATTATTAGAGTGTTATTGTTATGCTACCATAGTCAGCAGTTGACTTTCGCAGAAGTTGTTTTTAGTTACATCGCCACATGCATTGTAGCTGTCAGCAGCTTCGACGGATAGAAAGGTACTTGTTACTATGTATGCGCCCGTACCTCTATAATAGTCATCTTCTCGATAACCTTCTTCTGTGTAGGTGTAGGCGATAATGATAATCTCATTGCCCTTCTCGTACTCAATTGAGCCACTACCGACCTCAATCTGATTGGCGATGTTCTGATAATCAATGTCTGTAAGTACCATATCTTTTATTATTAAATGATTTACTTAATATTTCTGAGTGCAAAATTAAACAATAAACTTTAATTAAACAAGAAAATAATAAAGAAAATACTATATATTAACATTATTTATTAAATTAAATTCTTTAATAAATCTTTTTTTATTGTATCTTTGCACTCAAATTATTAAAGTAAATACTTATGAGAATAAAAGAACTAATCAAAGAAAAGGGGTTTACTCAGAAAGAATTTGCAGACAAGCTGGGCATGACTACCGTAGGGCTTGCACAGATTCTTTCTTCTGGTAAACCGTCTTACACTACTCTTGAGAAAATAGCGTCAGCTCTTAATGTAAACGTCTGGGAACTTTTAGTGTCAAGAGAAGATGTCATTGGTCATCAAGAGCCGAAAGACACTACCATAACATGCCCCAAGTGCGGAGAAATCATTCATCTGGACGTGAACATCAAAGAGGGCTGAGCATGAATATACTAACATTGACATTGAAAAAAGAGTTTGCCCGTGAGATTGTGGCAGGTACCAAGGTCAGAGAATATCGTGAACCTTCGGATTTCTATTTCAATAAGCTCTTCGACAAAGAGGTAGTGAACGAAAAGACTATCTATGTAGATGGCAATCATTTCACCCCTATACACTTCGATGCTATTAGGTTTTATTGGTACACGAAAGAATATCTGTTGGTAGAGTGCAAAGGCTGGGGATTGTTCACTATAAACGATTTGAAACGAATGCCGTGTGATGAGTTCTTTGGCGGTGACGGCACGAAATCTCTCTATCGAACCATCAAAGAGCGTGATGAGTTTGAACTGAAGGGGATGCTGTCAGTTGACCAACTTATCATTTTTCAGCTCGGTAAAGTCCTTGAAAACCATATTGACATTGTGAAGTAAGAAGTGCCTGGTGCAATTTTCTTCTAAAATTCTTGGTAATGTCAATGGAAATGCGTACGTTTTGTGCGAAGCGTCGTAACAACCTCTTTATAAAAATATCTCGCCTATTAAGGGCAAAAGAATATCATTGGTGGAGGTTATTTGTCAGGTGTGGCAGATGACCTCCTTTTGTTATTCAGTATAGATAGTAATACGGGTGCTCGCAACATTTTCCCCGCTTTTGTTTGGAGTTTAAAAAAAAGTTTGTATCTTTGCACCCAGAAAGGGGCGAGATTTGTGATATACAAGTACCTCTGTCCACATCTTGTCCACACTCGCTTCCTTTTATGTTCCTAATCGCCTGGTTTTCAGAAGAAAGGAAATCTCTGGGGTTGACTGGATTTGACAGCAGGCCGAGATGGTACGTAAGCATGCGGAGTGACGGCTGTGGACTCCATAATCACGTCGGTCGAACAATTAATTGGCGAAACAAAGTACGCTCTCGCTGCCTAATCGAAGTACAGTAGATTACTGGCTTTATTCTCTTACAAGGTGAGAGAACGAGACATCGCTCTTCTGGATGTTGTTCCGAATCAGGAAGGTATAGCGGTGCAGGTAAATCGGAAATAGTCTCTTGGGAGCCTCGACTGGGGGATGAAGTTTTAGAGGATAAGGCTGTGATTGGTGGCTTGGGTCTTGTCACAGCCCGACAATGAAGGCCAAGATAAGCATGTAGAAAACGTATGGTTTCCCTGTTTGGACGAGGGTTCGACTCCCTCCAGCTCCACTTTGTTACGCTGAAAAATCTCACTAATAATTGGCTTATGGATTGGATGAATATTGGAGCAACCGTTTTGCTCGTTATTATTGGCATTGCCATCTATATTCACAAGAAAAAAGATGAAGAGTGATTACACCATGATGAGTGAACTCATGATGTAGTCGCTGACAAACAGACCTTTACGTGTTAGTGACAGATGATTGTCGTGCAGTTGCAGCAGGTCATCGTCCAGAAAGCGCTGTGCCTCTTTCAGACAGTAGCGGCGATGGCGGTTGGAGAGGTTAGTGAGGTCCAGTCCGTTGCTGGTTCGCAGGGCTACGGTGATGCGGTCGTTATAGTGTGTGTCGGCGTCAATCAATTCTTGCTCTGATGGTAGCTCACCATGCTCAATAGCCTTGATATACTGTTGGATATCAGCAACATTCCAGGAACGGACGGCTGTCCTTTCGGAGGGAGAACCTTCAAGCACAGTATAGCTGTGGGCAGCAGCTCCCAGTCCGATGTATGGTATGTCCTGCCAGTAACTGCTATTGTGGCGCGAACGAAAGCCCGGCTTGGCGAAGTTGCTGATTTCGTAGTGCTCGTAGCCTGCTGCTGTCAGTTTGTCGATCAGCACTTCGTACATCTGTCGTTCTAATTCCTCGTCAGGCATCTTTAACTTTTCATCTTTCATCTGTAATCTCCATAGTGGAGTGTCCTCCTCTATCATCAGACAGTAGGCTGAGATATGGTCAACGTCAAGAGCCAGCGCTGCATCAATGTCACGCAGCCAGTCGTCCAGTGTCTCGTCAGGAAAGCCGTACATCAGATCTATGCTGATATTCCGGATGCCGACTTTTCTCAATATGTCCACCGCCTGTCGAACCTGGTCTGCTTTATGACGGCGATGCAGAAAGCGAAGACGCTTGTTGTCGAAGGTCTGGGCGCCCATGGAAATACGATTGATGCCGAGTTGCGGCAAGACCTCAGCCCACACAGGAGTAACATCGTCTGGATTGGCTTCGATGGTTATCTCAGTGGTGAGTGGTGAGTGGCGCGTGGTGAGAGGATACACCTTATTAATATATAGAAAGAGCTGCTTAAGCTGTGGAATAGTCAGTTGGCTAGGTGTACCTCCCCCCAGGTATACCGTTTCTATTTTCACATCTCTCACTTCTGGTTTCTCACTTCTAAGCATAATCTCACGACAAACCGCGTCGACATACTGCTGACGCAGTTCCAGAGACGTGGTAGAGTAGAAGCCACAATAGATGCAACGACTCGCACAAAACGGGATATGTATGTATAAACCTGCCATTATAGGTGCAAAAGTACTAATAAAGTTTAATATTTCGGATAAAAATTTGGCGTTTTCTTCGAAAATGTCTAATTTTAGCCTCCGTTAACTGAAACACAAAATTATAACCTAATAACAATAAGCCTTATGAAAGTTTATCAGACTAACGAAATTAAGAACATTGCACTGCTTGGCAGTGCGGGTAGCGGCAAGACAACTCTTGCCGAAAGTATGGTTTATGAAGCAGGTATCATCAAGCGTCGCGGTACCGTAGAAGGAAAGAACACCATGAGCGACTACTTCCCTGTAGAACAGGAGTACGGCTATTCGGTGTTCTCTACTGTTTTTCATGTAGAGTGGAACAATAAGAAGCTGAACATCATCGACTGCCCGGGTTCCGATGACTTCGTTGGTGGTGCCATTACAGCTCTGAACGTGACAGACCAGGCTGTGCTGCTCATCAATGGTCAGTATGGTCCTGAAGTAGGTACGATGAATGCTTTCCGCAATACTGAGAAGCTGAAGAAGCCCGTTATCTTCCTGGTGAACCAGCTTGATCGCGACAACTGCGACTTCGACCAGATTCTGGCTCAGCTGAAGGAAGTATATGGTCCTAATTGCGTTCCCGTACAGTATCCTATTGCTACTGGTGCTGGTTTTAACAGTGTCATCGATGTGCTACTGATGAAGAAATATTCATGGAAGCCTGAAGGTGGTGCTCCCATTATCGAAGATGTCCCTGCCGATCAGTTGGAGAAGGCTAAGGAGTGGAAAGCCAAACTCGTTGAGGCTGCCGCTGCAGGCGACGACACCCTGATGGAGAAGTTCTTCGAGAGCGAGGACCTCAGCGAGGACGAGATGCGTGAGGGTATCCGTAAGGGTCTGGTAACACGTTCTATCTTCCCTGTGTTCTGTGTTTGCGCAGGTCGCGACATGGGTGTTCGCCGTCTGATGGAGTTCCTCGGCAACGTAGTACCTTTCGTCAGCGAGATGCCTGTCATCAAGAATGCTGCCGGCAAGGATGTTCCTGCTGATGCTTCTGCTCCCACATCACTGTACTTCTTTAAGACGGGTGTCGAGCCCCACATCGGTGAGGTTCAGTACTTCAAGGTGATGAGTGGCGTTGTGAAGAGCGGCGACGATCTTACCAATGCTGACCGTGGCTCTAAGGAGCGCATCGGCACCATCTATGCCTGTGCTGGTGCCAACCGCATCCAGGTTGACGAGTTGCGTGCAGGTGATATCGGTTGTACGGTGAAGCTGAAGGACGTGAAGACAGGTAACACGCTGAATGGAAAGGATATCGAGAACAAGTTCGACTTTATCAAATATCCGAATAGTAAATTCTCTCGTGCCATCAAGGCTGTCAACGAGGCTGAGACCGAGAAGATGATGGCTGCCCTGCAGAAGATGCGCCAGGAAGATCCTACATGGGTCGTTGAGCAGTCTAAGGAGTTGCGCCAGATTATCGTTCACGGTCAGGGTGAGTTCCATCTGCGTACCTTGAAGTGGCGTATGGAGAACAACGAGAAGATTCAG